TATCTATTTCCAAGATTACATGGCTAAGAAATTGGAAAAAGGAGCAGGTATCACTGCCGTTGCAGCGATCGTTGAGCACAACACATCAGGGATCATCTCTCGTAAATCTGATAATGTAACTAGTCCAAAAGACTTGGTTGGCAAGAAATACGGAACTTGGAATGACCCAACTGAGCTTGCGATGTTGAAAACCTTGGTAGAATCTCAGGGTGGAGACTTTGAGAAGGTCGAAAAAGTACCAAACAACGACTCAAACTCAATCACACCGATTGCCAATGGTGTTTTTGATTCTGCTTGGATTTATTATGGTTGGGATGGAATTCTTGCCAAATCTCAAGGTGTGGACGCTAACTTCATGTACTTGAAAGATTATGTCAAGGAGTTTGACTACTACTCACCAGTTATCATTGCAAACAACGATTATCTGAAAGACAATAAAGAAGAAGCTCGTAAAGTTATCCAAGCCATCAAAAAAGGCTACCAATACGCTATGGAGCACCCAGAAGAAGCTGCAGATATCCTCATCAAAAATGCACCTGAACTCAAAGATAAACATGACTTTGTCATCGAATCTCAGAAATACTTGTCAAAAGAATACGCAAGCGACAAGGACAAATGGGGACAATTTGATGCTGACCGCTGGAATGCCTTCTACAAATGGGATAAGGAAAATGGAATCCTCAAGGAAGACTTGACTGACAAAGGTTTCACTAATGAATTTGTAAAATAATGACAGAAATTAGACTAGAACACGTAAGCTATGCCTACGATGATGAGAAGATTTTAGAAGATATTAACCTACAAGTGACTTCAGGTGAAGTGGTTTCTATCCTAGGGCCCAGTGGTGTAGGAAAGACCACTCTCTTTAACCTGATTGCAGGGATTTTAGAAGTCCAGTCGGGGCGAATCATTCTTGACGGTGAGGAAAATCCCAAGGGGCGCGTGAGCTATATGCTACAAAAGGATCTACTTTTGGAACACAAGACCGTTCTTAGCAATATCATCCTGCCCCTCTTGATTCAAAAGGTCGATAAGGAGGAAGCCATTGCCCGTGCAGACGAAATCCTTGCTACCTTTCAGTTGACGGCTGTACGGGATAAGTATCCTCATGAGCTTAGTGGTGGGATGCGCCAGCGTGTGGCCTTACTCCGCACTTACCTTTTTGGGCATAAGCTCTTTCTTTTAGATGAGGCCTTTAGTGCCTTGGATGAGATGACCAAGATGGAACTTCATGCCTGGTATCTTGATATTCATAAACAGCTAGGCCTGACGACACTCATCATTACGCATAGTATCGAGGAGGCCCTTAACCTTAGCGACCGTATCTATATCTTGAAAAATCGCCCTGGGCAGATTGTTGCTGAAATTAAACTAGATTGGTCTGGAGACGAGGACAAGGAAGTCCAAAAGATTGCCTACAAACGTCAAATCTTGGCAGAATTAGGCTTAGATAAGTAGAAAAATAGGGAGTTGGTGAGGATTATTCATTACCAGCCCCTTTTTCTTTTAAAAATGAAAAAATTTCGGTATAATAGTCAATATTATACCGAAATTATTCTATAATCGTTGATACATAAGGGTTTTATGTGTCGCTTTTTTTAGTTTGTGGACTTTTTTAAGAACTTTTTATTTTTTCGAGGGCAGTTTCAAAGAATGAGACTGCTCTTTTTTGGTTCTCTTTTGATAAATGGCTGTAAGTGTCCATGGTTACAGATATTTTTGCATGGCCAAGCCGTGTCTGTATTTCCTTGTATGGCAGGCCAGCATTAAGCAAGATACTAGCGTGAGTGTGGCGGAAAGCATGAAAGCCTAAATCAGTACAGTTAGCGCTTTTTAAGTGCTTATGTAGGCGATAATCAACCTTTCGAGTATTGACATAGTTGTCAAAGCCATCAGAGAATACTTTCTCATAGGTTAAGCCAATGTTTCTACCATTTTCTGCTTGTCTTGCTCGGTAGTGACGAAGCATGAGCACTGTTTTATGATCGATATCTAGAACTCTATAGCTTGATTTTGTCTTAGGAGTGTTTACCTGGTTTAAAATGTTGAGTGTTTTGTTAATATCAATCGTTCCGTTCTGCAGATCAATATCAGACCATTCCAGGGCCAGACATTCACGGATGCGCAGTCCAGTAGCTAGGAGCGTTTTATAAAGCACAGTATCATAGAAATTGACAAAGGTATTCTCCAGGTTATCGAGATAGGAGAGAAAGTTTTTAAGTTCCTGATCTTGAAAGTATTTAATTTCTTGTTTATCTCTTGTTATCTTTCTAGGAATGACAACATCACGAGCAGGGTTATTGTCCAATGCTTGGATAGAAACTCCGTACTGTAGAATACGTTTATTTAAGGCATGAAGATGATTGTATTCTTTATATCCCGTTCCGTCCTGATTGTACTCATCCGCCCACTTATTTACCTGAGTTTGGATAATAACAGGGGTAAGTTTATCTAGTTTGTAAGTGCCAAATGAGGGTAAGAGGTAATTATTTAAGCAACCTTTTATCTTTATCTGCGTATTAGTCTTTATGGTATGCTGATAGGTTTGCCAGAATAAGTCCACAAGTTCGCTATAGGTTGTTATATGTGAGCGTTGTTTCCGTGTCGAGCCGTTTTTCTCAAATTCTACCTTAGCCTGGGTGGCCTTGTTTTTGAGTTCTTTCTTTGTTCGTGCTGATATGGTAGTCTTGACCTTCTTACCAGTTACAGAATCAATGCCAAGATAGATACTGGAGCGGTAGACTGCTGATCCGTCTTTTTTTGTGTGTTGTGTAATTTTCATGGTTTTAACTCCTTTTTCCATCAGCAGGCAAGCAATCAGAAAAGATTTTGAGTTTAGACCATGCGAGGAGCTACGAGAAGTTCTTATTTTTACCGATATAATTGACCTTTTTCATAAAGAAGAGTGATTTAAGATAGATTGATAGACTTTAATAAAATGCTATTTTATATGTTGGACAAGAATACTAATCTATAAACCGCTATAAACTGCTATAAACTGCTATAAACCGCTATAAACTGCTATAAACTGCTATAAACCGCTATAAACCGCTATAAACTGCTATAAACTGCTATAAACTGCTATAAACCGCTATAAACTGCTATAAACCGCTATAAACTGCTATAAACCGCTATAAACTGCTATAAACTGCTATAAACTGCTATAAACTGCTATAAACTGCTATAAACCACTATAAACTATTTATCTTTTAAAGTATAGTATTGTGTTGTATCTCTTCTACCGCTACCATGCCACTCTAGAATATCTAGATCTTCCGTTAGTCTTTTTAAAATCTTAAGAGTATATGGTCTACTTTTTTGTATTAATTCCATAACTTCAGAAGTAGTAATTTTAGTGTCACGGTAAGCTAACGTGACAACTTGCTTTTCAAGGGCATTTAGAGAGGAGAAGAGTTCAGGAGATAGTTTTTGGCGTAATTTATCTGAAATACGTAGTTGTCGATTTAAAATGTTATTTTCTAACATAAGTAACACGCTTGAATTATTAGGTTCAGAATATTTAGGTTCATTTAAAAAGAAACTTTCCATCTCACTATAGATACGCTTAACTCCTTCATTCATTTCTTTTACCCAACCAAATTCAGATAGAATTCGTGCTATTTTTGGATTTCTAGAAAATCGTTCATTGAGTATATTTTGGATGGTAACTATATTTGGAAGTACACCTGGACTCCTTATTTCTAAGCGATCATCAAAAAGTGTTACGGTAATATGTTGTCCACGAATTGAGTAATTTCTATGGGTAACAGCATTTACAATACCTTCAAACCAAGCAAATTCAGGATATTCAGGCATCACTTGAAACCTTCCATCTTCAACCAAGTATTGAAAATCTCTGAGTTGATTTTTTACAAAATCGCGACTTTCTGTAATAATTTTAGGAATAGCTCCATCAAATGTTTGCTCTTTGACAACGTTGAAATCTTGTCCTGTTTTAGCAAAAGTATCGCTATATTTAATAACTCTTAGACGAGCTTGTGGGAGAAACGCTGACGGATTGCTACCAAACAGAAGAATAGCTGCATTTGTTAATTTACCATCTCTAAGAAGTCCACGGCTTTTTAAGACTTGTTCGATAGAAATATCAGGTAAACCAATTTTGTCTTTATAACTTTGGATTAATTCACTATCTATATCATCAATCGTTGCTCCTTCAACTATCTCATCTTCAAAATATCGTTGCCCTTTGTCATAAGTAAGTTGAAGTCGTTGTTCATGACTTAGGGGAACTGATTTATCTCCTTGTCTTAGAAATGTCTCATCATTTGTAGAGATAATAACGCGGTCAACCGAAGGATTCACTGAAATTAAAAGAACACAATCTTCCTCACCGCTTGAATTTATAACTGGAATAATTTTATCTGAAAATGATATAGGAGTTTGTTTAAGTTGGTATGGGATGCTTTGGAAGGCTTCAATGGGTTTTGTACGTTGGCCAGAGAAGCCTGTTATCTCTCCATCGTCTTCAATTCCAATAACAAGATGTCCACCTTCAGCATTTGCGAATGCAACAAGGTGTCTTAGAATATCTTTTGGTTGAATACGTGCACTTTTTCGATCAAAGTGTTGATCTTCAGGTGTAGATTTTAAATAGTCGATATCAAATATTTTTTCCATGTGTTTCCTTCTTGTTAATCAAATCTTGAAATTCCCTCTATTTTCGCGCAAAGTAGCTGAAAATCAGGCTATATTGTATAAAGGTTTTAGATAATCTTCTCAAATACCATTGTGGCTTGGATACGGTCGCCACCGCCTAGTCCTTTGCTTCCACCATTGGCGGTTGTGATTGTGTGCAGGCGATAACCTTTTGAAGCTTGTTTATTGATAACATCTTCTAATTCTGTAAGGTTTCCTGATCCAGTGCCGAAAAACTTTTCTTTTAAAGTTACCTGAAGGACAACGTAGTGTAGTCCATTTACTCCAGAAGCAGTGGAAAAACTACCTTCTTGTTTTACAGTGTCAAAAAATCCCATGGGGCTTACTCCTTTTATTATGTTAGCAATTGATAAAAATTAGTCAATAATTTTTTTGTATTGTTTGAATTGTTCTTCTATAGTGTCATCCTTGTATAGTAAATTAGTTACTTTAAGTATGTTTTCAGTTGGGATATAGTTTGATTTTACAGAGTACATAGACTTCAGTTTTTCTGTGTCCGTTTCTGTATATCTGTAATTAGAATTAAGTTCAGATAGATCTTGCAATTGATAAAAAATCATTTCTATTTGCTTATCAGATAAAACAATATCACTTAGAGAAATATAGTCTAAAAATCTAACAAATGCCTCTTTGTTCATCCTTTCCATAACATTATTATGGAAATCAATCTCATATTCTGTAACATCATCATTATTGAACCCCAATAGATACCCAACACTTACCCCGAAAATATCCGCTAATTGCTGGGCTTTTTCTGATTTTATTTGGTGTTCGCCTTTTTCCCAGTTTAAAATTGTCAGTTTTGATACTCCAATTTGTTTAGCAAGTTCCTGTTGTGTCAGTTTTTTCTCTTGCCTTAATTCTTTCAATCTACTCATTTTTACACTACCTTTCCTCTTTATTCTACCACTATTTTGAAGATAAGTATAGAAAATTTATAATTTAATTTAATTTTTTCTCTTGACAAGTAAAGAAAGTTATACTAGAATGTAATCGTAGCAAGAAAAAGTATAGAAAACTATACCTTGTAATTCAACCAGATAAAACTTCATCTATTTACTACTTTTCACGTCTGGTTCGAAAATTTTAAAAAAGGAGGTGTTTAAATGCTTATAACTGAGAGTATGGCAGAACAGGTAAGAGTCAAGCGTGCAGTTAATCGTCTTACGATGAAGGAACTAGCACAAAAACTAGGTACAACATACTCTACCTTACGTCAGGTAGAACAGGGCGATTATGATGCCCCGAGACGAATATATCAATCAGTTAGTGAGTGGCTTGCTGAAGATTACTAGAGAGGGGCATAAGACAGAGTCTAGAAATATTTTGCTTGCTACCTATGGCAGTATCAAGATTTTGTAGAGGGTAGCTCCTTTCTCCCTACAAAATTCTTCTCCTTGGTACTGTTTTAGGTGGCAAGCACTGATAAAAGAAGAAAGGAAACTTATGGAACTAGTATATATGGACGGTAGGAAAGAGCCGTATACCACAAGTGAGATAATCGCTGAATGTGCTGAAGTAAAGCACAGACATTTGAAGATTTTGCTGAATAAGCACCGAGAGGACTTTGAAAGTTTCGGAAAGGTGCAATTTAAAATTTCACCTTCAGAGAGTGGGCAAAATGTACGGGATTATATTTTGAACGAGCAACAAGCAACATTGCTGATCACTTACTTACGAAATACAGAACCCGTAAAAGAGTTTAAGAAGAACCTTGTCAAAGCCTTCTTTGAAATGCGTGATGAACTTTCTAAACGCTATCTTCAAAGAGAATTGGAAAAGCCAAAGCGTAAAAGCTTAACTGAAGCTATCCAAGCATGGGAGAAAGCCCCCAAGCATGCCTATAGTACCCTTACAAACTTACTACTAAAGGGAGCGACAGGGAAAAACAAAGCCCAACTCATGAAGGAGCGAGAAAGTAAGAACGGTATTGATGGCTTGACAAGTGTAGAGCTGACAAACTACCAACGTTTGGAAGATATGGCAATAGCTATGATTAACTTGAATAGGGGGTATTCAGAAATTAAGGAATTAATTTTTAAAGTATAGGAGTATAGAAAATGGGAAATGATTTTAAGACAGTTACAAATGCCAAGGGGTTAGAAATTCCTAAGTATCCCAAGGATTTTAAAAAGCTAGTTGAGAAAGACAGACAACTAGCTGAATATCTTTGTATGAACTACGAGAACTTGGACAGTGAAGACCTGGGCGCATTTCTTGAAACAGTAGAACAGGGAGTCAGTTGGATTCTAGATCTTATCGAAAGTAAAGACTTGCTTTATAAACCAAAGTCAGGTAGTAATCATGCAAAAAGAAAATAAAAAAATCACTTGCTCAAATTTTGGCCAAGGCGAGCAAGCGACACAATTCAGAGTATAGAAATTTTTTCTATGCTTTGATTATAGCAAAAAATATCCATTCTATCAAATACCTAAAGAAAAACCGAAGAGCAGGCAAGCAATTAGAAAAGGTTTTGAAATCAAGCGCTGACAGGGCGAGTCTAGGCACTTGTTTAGAAAAAATGTGGGTGATTCCACGAAACACCACTACAAGCGTTCGCCAACTTGGGGCAATCGCCCAGCGTTTGGAGTGGTGGGAAATCTGTATAGGAAACAGGCACACAAAAGGAAACAACCATGACGAAAGAAGAAATTAGAAATATTTTAGATGAACTAGATGATTTAACTTTAGGACTTAACACCGCTGAAAACGCCTTGGAGGCTACTTCTCACTTTTTCAGTAAAGACATAAGCAACCAAGAAAAGGGGCTAGTTTTAGCTTTGGAATACGATACACAGAGCGCTATTTTTAACCTTGCTTATGATTGTCTTATCAAGACAAAGGAAAATCTAGTTAATGCTATTGAAACATACCGTAGAGAGTTGGAGGAATAACATGACTTTAGACCTAGATAACATGACACAAGCAGAATTTGATAAACAAATGACTGAAATCAAGGAGAAACGTCCGAAACTCTTTCAGTTCATCATTGACTTTTTAGATGATAAAGTAACTCCAGAAGAGGTGTACGACTTTCTGAAGATGGAGCGAAGCTATCAAGTGAATTATATCAAAAATTACCAAGCGAGGGCATAGCATGAATGAACTAGATTTAAGCAATACACAGGCGCTTATTTTTACCGTGGTATTGGTTGGCTTTCTCATGTATCTAAACCACCTAGACCACCAAAAAAGCGCCCGAATTGAGCGAGAAAGTACACAGACAACAGAAACATATAGCGAAGATTTAAGCCCTGATTATGGGCGATATATTCAGCTTGCAGCGGTTAAGCCATGGGGGTACTAAGATGTTTGAAAAAATGATTGAAGATTTAAAGTCTAAGATTTTGGAAGCAGTGGAACGGTATTTAAAAAGCCATGAGAAAGTACCTCAAAAAAGATTAGATTTGATCAGCAAGGTGGAACTAAAGGAAGAACTGGGCATAGGAGATAAAACCTTGATAAAATGGGAAGGTGCGGGACTACCACAGTATATACCGCCTATTGAAGATACTAGAAAAGCGTATTATAAAATCTCAGACGTTTTAAAGTTTTTGGGGGTAGATGATGGCAAAGACTAAAGTATATTTTTGGTTGAAAATTGATAAGAAATTTTTTGACAACCTATTTATTAAGCGTCTAAAAAGTATGCCTGGTGGCTATACCATGACAGTGATCTATATGCGCATGATGTTAGAAAGTCTTGAAAGTGATTGTATTCTGTATTACGAAGGGTACTTTGAAACCTTAAAAGAAGAACTGGCCTTGAAATTAGATGTTTCTGAAGATGATATATCTATGACTATAGCTTATTTTACGCAATGTGGCCTGATTCAGATTGATGAAGATAAAAATGCCGAGTTAACACAAGCAAAAGCTTTGGTACAACAAGAAACAAACCACGCTGCATATATGAGAAGCTACCGCAAAGAGCAACAAGAGAAAGAAAATAATCTTACATTGTTATCTAATAATTTTACAACGTTATCTACATGTAAGACAGAGAAAGAGATAGATAAAGAGAAAGAGTTAGAGCAAGATTTAAAGTTAGATATAAATAAAGAATATATAGTCGAGGGAACCTCTCCTAATGAGCAAAGCTCATCTTTCACTTTTCCTACTTGGCTTGAAGAAACAGCTATAAAAGATTTAGAGAAAACAAAACATAAAGAACTTTGGATTCCTATTGTTTATCTGAATCAAGTAGCTAATAAGCGGTATAAGTTTGTTGATAAGACAAAAAGGCTTTTACTAGCACGATTCAAAGAAGGCTATACACTTGAAGATTTTAAACAGGTGATAGATATTAAAACGGCAGAATGGAAGGATAGTCCTGAATTTTCTAAATATCTGAGACCAGAAACACTTTTCGGATCTAAGTTTGACGGTTATTTGAATCAAAAGCCTAAAACCATAAAAGGGAAGTCCGAAGATAACTTCCCAGACCTACCATTTTAGGAGTTGCAAAGATGAAGGAACAATTTAAAGAATTTAATAACAGAAAAATATCGGACAAGGTTTGCGATATTCACCAGGTAAATTACTGGGAAATTTCTGTACCAGTGTTAGGGAGTTCAGAAAGAAAAGTACAAGCATTTTGCCCGGAGTGCGTGAAGGGAGAGATTAAACAGAAAGAGAAAGACCTATTGCAGCAGTTCGAGGACAGGCAAGCTTACTTTAAAACTTATGATGTCTTAATGCGTGATAGTACGATTCCTAACGAGTTGAAGGGGGCAACGTTTGATAATTTCTTTGTTAAGACGACAGAGGAGCGTCAGATGTTAGAGTTTGTAAAAGGTCAAGCCCAGAAGTACCTTGCAGGTATGACAGGAAATACTTTAATCAGTGGTAGCACAGGAATAGGAAAAAGTCATTTATCGCTTGCCCTGGCCAAAGAAATCAATGAGAGCTTCAGAGAGAAGAACGAGCCTAAGAGTGTCTTATTTGTCAGCTTAACCGAGATTATCAAGCAGATAAAAGAAGGCTGGGCTTATGGAAGAAATGCAAACTTAACAGAGTATGAGGCGGTTAAAAAGCTTGTTGATGTTGATTTTCTAATCATTGATGACCTGGGGGCAAAAAATGGGACAATCACTCCTAAGAGTGACTGGGAACAGGATTTCTTGTTTGATATTATCAATAATCGAGAAACTACGATTTTTAACACAAACTTAGATAGTAGCGAGCTAAGAACGGTTTACAATGCTAGAAACTCAAGTAGAATTTTGAAAGGTTTAGAAGGGAACACTTTCAAAGCTTTCACGATCAAAGACAAGAGATACACTATAAACACAGTGAGGGGAGAATATCAATGAATGATGATAAAATGCGATTTTCAACAGAAAAAGGCTTTGTTGTCTACGAAAAATGTGGTATAATAGAGATAGAAAAAGTTCCAAGGTTTGGAGAGATAACTTTATTCTACTCAGATGGAAAATTTACCCATCTAGTCAAAAAAGAAACTAAAAAATAAGTCTATTGAGAACAACTCAGGGACATACCGTAAGCATATAATGCTAGTGGTATGTCCCTTTTTGTTTGCATAGAAAGGGGGTGAGGGAGATGTCAGGAGATACTTCTTTAGGGTATGTAGTAGCCAATAAGTTTTCTATGGATCCAGATAAAAGACAGAAAATCTTTTCTCAGTGTAAAAAAGAAGATGATAGCTTAGAACAACGGAAACAAGAAATACTAGAAAAATATGCTAACAAACAAGACAAATCAAAATCTAGAAAAAATGATTCTAAAGGCTCGGAGAGTCATAAAAGAAAAACTAAGAGCAAAGAATTTTAGAAAAAATTATAAACAAAAATCAGATATTAAAAGATGAAGGAGGGGAAATGAGTCTAACGAGTGATCTAGCAAATGAAATTGCTAAAACTTTGGAAGCTTATTCTGAAGAAGTTGAAGAACAGATAGATTTAATTGCTGAAGAAGTTACAAATGAAGCAGTGAATGAATTGAAACAAACAAGTCCTAAAAGATATGGGAAATATGCGAAAAATTGGCGCTTTAAGAAAAATTCTAAAGGTTCTTTTGTAATCTATAATGCAGATCCAACATATAGATTAACTCATTTATTAGAACATGGACATGTATTAAGAAATGGGGGACGCAGCAAAGCAATTCCTCACATAAAACCAGTAGAGGAAAAAATAAAAGAGAAATTTGAACAAAGAATAAAAAATATAGGTAAATAATCTTGTAAGATAAAGGAGCAAAACATGACAACTAACTTAGCTAAACAAAAAGAAAATCTAGAAGCTTATATCCGAAGTACAGGTTATAACACTAGAGGGATGAACGTAGAAAATAATCATGTACTCATTGAAAAACCAATCCTTGATAGTTACGAAGATGAACATCAACGTAAAGAACTGGTTGATCTAGTAAATGTTATTGAGACTCGTACCCGTGGTGGGAAGTATGAAGTAACTGACTTTGAATCTGATTCATTACAAGAAGTTAGCGAAAATTCGGTTGAGAAAACAGAAGCAGATAAAAAGAAAACTGTCAGCGTTGATTACTTAGTTAAATTATTCAGTGGAAAACTTGATTTTTCACAGGAGCAATTAGATGATGGGCAATATAATTTAACGGATTTTCTTGGTAAGAAGATTATTAAATTAAAACGTAGAACACGAAATAGAGAGATTGGGAAAATTCTCCAAACTGCGAAAGTGCAGACTGCTACAAGTATCGACGACTTGAAATCTATTGTTTCTTTAATCAATCCAGAGCGCAATGTATCTATGGTTGTTAGTCAATCACTATTTAGTGTCTTAGAAAAAATGAAAGACACTTCAGGAAATTATCTTCTTAAAGTTGATAAAGAGACAGGAACAAGTGAAACATTTTTTGTAGATAACTTTTTAATTGTAGATGATACAACATTAGGGAATAAAGGTGACAAAAAAGGCTTTATTGGAGATCTAGAAAACTTTGTTACTTTGTTTGATCGCAAGAAAGATACACTTAGTTGGGTGAATGCGAATGACTATTTTGGAAAACGGTTGATTTTACATACCCGATTTGATGTAAAAAAAGTTGAAGAAGATTGTGGTTACTTTATTCAATGGAACTAGGAGAAAGAAATGGATATTAATCAAGTATTTGAAACACTGGATGATCTAGATAATAAAAAAAGTAAGATTAATTCAGCACGAGAACAGTTAAGCGAAAAAAGAAAAAGCTTGTTAGGCAATCAAGCAGTTTCATTTGAGAACATAGATTCTTTTTTGTCAAATAACTTAGAATCTTTAGAGCAGCTGGAAAAGATGGAAAAAACTATTAATGGCCTTCAGGAAAAATTTGATAGTGATTTTTCAGAAGCTAATGCAGTCATCTTTGAATATATTTTTAAAGAAACTAAGCAACGGATGGAAACTAAGAAGATCTATAAACAATACCGAAAGAAACTTAGACGAATTCTGGACGCATATGATGAAATTCAAGAACTGAAGAAGGATGTAGAAGAAATTCATACAGGTGTAGTCAGAGAAATAAGTCAGAGACATTCTCTATCGCCGTATCGAACAGAAGTAAGTCCGCTTACTGTCCTACCATTCTTAAACCCTGATTCTAGCGGATGGATGAATTTTTCTAAGGAATATCGTGAGATTAAAGAGTATTTAGGTAAAGAGTAATTCATTAGAAACAAGGCTGATTTGAATATCAAGAAATTGATAGTTATATCAAAAGTGGCCTTGTTTTTAATTTCAGTAAATTAGTTTCACAAAATGAAGAAAGCATAAACTAAAACAGAGTATAGGCTTGGAAGCCATGTATATCAGTAAGTTACAGAATGGAGTGAGTTTCACAGAATGTAAGATAAGAGAAACTGGGGAATAAATTAGAGGGATACTTCTTTAAATTGTCATATTGAATAGTTGTCAAACTTAAAACAATGATACCTGGTAAGTGGAGTGTTGGAAGGCTTTTAGCGCTTTTTGTCAGTTTGACAGAATTTACAATTTGACAAATTGAAAGATAAAAAAATTTTTAAATTTAAGTGGAGGTACTTGCCTATGTACGAGTTGAGTAACAGAGACCTGGACGGGATAGATATTGAGTTAGGACGATATAGAACGCTTGCTAATAAAATTTATTTGAGAAGACAGGAACTGATACATAATAAGAAACATAGCACTGAAGATTATACTGGTGGGAAAGGCAAGACAGTATATAGTCCTACTGAAGCAACCATCATTAGAATTGAAGAAGATCAAACACTAAGATATTTAGAAGGCTTTAAACTAGTTGTAGATACCTTGATGGAAAACTTAATTGAAAGTGATTTAGTCATTTTTAAAATGAGATATTTAGAAGCTGGTGCGACTTGGGAAGACGTGGCAGAGAAACTAAATAAAACTACTCGTTATATAAATAGTCGAAGAAAAGTAATTGCTAAAAGATTTATAGAACTGAAAGGATATTGACTCCCCCCCACGTTGAAAAAATTTTTTTGAATACTTTGGGAACCGGTGAAGGGAACTTTTTCCAAGTCGGAGGCCTCCAAATAAAAAGGGGGTAAAAACTAATAGATTTAGGATGAAAGGCTTATTTTTAAGAAAAATTATAGAAAGCTTCAAATAAATTGTTACAAGGGATATATTTTAATTGGCAACCCTGAAAATAAAAAAGATTGACATCTAATTTTTAATGTTTTATAATGCATATGAAGCTATTATTAATAAATACAAAATTCTTAACTACTCATAATAAAACATATTGCTTAAAACAAAACATATTGCCTAGAATAAAACATATTGCCTAGAATAAAACATATTGCTTAGAATAAATCATATTACTAATTAAGAAACGTATTGCATATAATCAATTAAATTGTAGAGTTTTGACTAGATTAATAATAAAGGTAGCTTCGTTAGACGTATTTAATACGTGAATTTTATTCTAAGAGGTTTTAAAAATGGTCTATAATTTTTTAAAAGTAGTTTCAATAGTTGGAATATTTTTTATGATATTTCTCGTCAGCATAGGAGTACCAACATCGTTAGTCTTAATATTGCTGACTTTGTACGTGCTTGCTCTTTTAGTAATTATTATAGTGATAACTATTATAGACAGTGACGATAATGACAAGTAATCATTACTGTTTATCCCTCAGAAAATTATCTGAGGGTTTTTCTTTGTGTCTTATGGCTATGCTGTGGAAGATATGCTATAATATTACCAGGTAATAAAAAAGCACGTTTGACCGTGCTAGTTTCTTGCCTGCTGAACTCATCAATATTACGCCCTTTTTAGGGCTTTTTTTGTGGACTTTTTTAGGAACTTTCAAGAAAAACTAAGGCGAATTAATGCCAAAGTGTTTTTTAAAAAAAGTCAGTATTTCCAATGGTTGAGCCTTAAAAATTTGACTTATAGAGTCTTAAATGATAGTATAGTCAAAGATAGTCAAGGTTTAAAGAGAGGTGGGTTTGTTATGAGACTTAAAAATACATCAGATCATATTGAGGCCTACATCAAGGCAATTTTAGATCAATCTGGTATTGTGGAGTTGCAACGGAGTCAGTTGGCAGATACTTTCCAGGTTGTTCCTAGTCAGATTAACTATGTGATTAAGACTCGTTTTACAGAAAGCAGGGGATACTTGGTTGAAAGTAAGCGTGGTGGTGGTGGCTACATTCGAATAGGACGGATTGAATTCTCAAACCACCATGAAATGCTCCGCGATTTACTGTATTCGGTGGGCGAAGAAGTCAGCCTAGTTATCTTTGAAGATGTTTTAAGACTCTTGTTTGAACAGGATTTAGTGACTCGTCAGGAGATGAATCTATTAC